ATCTTGTGAAGAACTATCATCATATGCTTTAAGTTCAGGAATACTTTGACCTAAATCAATAGTTCCTTTAGTTTCATCGAAAATGCTCATAACAACGCTTGTTATAACACCTAATTTTTTAACTTTAGCTGGAGGTGATAACCAAATTGGAGTAGTAAACCCTAACTGTCCTACATCAATTTCAGATTCTGTACCTATAGGAATACTTCTAGTAGAAAATTGAATGTTATCTAAATTTACTACACTTAAACTTGTCCAATCAACATAGTTATCAGTTGTTTGTATTTCTAAACTAGGATTAAACAATGTTAATATCTGTTCTATTATTTGTAATTTTTGCTCTGTATTAGTTGACCAAATATCACAATTAATACCTAGCGTAAATGGTGTTGGTGCTAGTCTTTCTACAGTATAATTTTGTCCTTGTGTATTTAAATATTCTTTACCTGTACTATCGTAAGCTCTTTCACGCAAATGTATTTTACCTACAAAAGAAGCATCAAATGTTCTTTGTCTATCCATTTCTAATGTGGTTATATAAATGCTTATTCTTGGAGCACTAGGTATTTTGTTTTCACTATTATCACGTATAATATGACCAACTTGACGTGTGATATCGCCGTACATCACAGGTATTTGTGTTAAGTTACCTTTACCGTCTTTATAAGAGAAGTTACTAAACAACCTTGTAAGTTGCGTAATATAACGTCTTATCTGAGCATCGTAAAAATGTTGCATTAATTATCTGCCTTTGGTTTCAATGCTTTGGATAGAGGTTGTCTTTCTTTAACATTTGTTTGAGTTCCAATTGTAGCTGTTTTAGTATTATTTACAAATCCAGTTTTATGTGTATTTCTTGTATCTGTATTAGTCATTGTCATACGTACTGCATCTTCCATCTTAACCCACCTTTTCGAATCATATCTAAATAATCTATTAGGTAAAAAGTCTGTTCGTAAAAAATAATCGCCTTTAATACTACTTGTTGGAAAACTAATACCATGTCCAAATGCTTCACCGTTAGGAGCAATTCCATCTCCAAGTAAGTAACCATCATAGCCGCTTCTTTCTGGAGTTTGATTAACTCTGTCAGCTAATAGTCCGGCTTGACTTGCATCTAATGTATTAATATCAGTAGTAACAAGTTCTGGTTTACCTTTGTCATCTACTTGTAATGTATATAAATGTTGTGTGTCATATCCTGACTTAGGTGCATCAGCTTCTGCTTGTTGAACAACAGCATTATTAATTTGCATTTCTTGTTCATATGTAGAAAGTACATCTCTAAGTGTTTGAGATGATCCTTCTTCAGCAGGTAAATCTAATATCTCTTTAAACTCTTGGCTATCAACAATCTGTTTTAATTTAACTCTATATAAATGTGGAAACCAAGTTTGACTAAAGCCTTCTGCGGCTCTATTTACATCTTCTACTACATAAAACCGTTTAAGTGCTACACTATAATCATTAAGTGCATGTGGATCTTTTAAGTGTGGAAATTCTATTACATCACCTGACATAATTTTTCTACCTAATGTCTGCACACTATCATTAATATGTATAGTCATCATTAAGGTATCGTTTTGTAAGAATAATCCAAATTGACTCATATCAAAGTCAACATCTTGTACGTTATAAATTCCTCGAATTTCATAGATACTAGGATCATACTTTCTATCCCTATTTTCAAGGAATAGCATATCCTGAATATTTGTTTCTTTTACAGCATCATACCGTGGTTTATCAGCCGTGGCATCAGCTTCGTCAGGATTTTGTGGTCCTAAATATTTGTGTATAAAAACGTCAGTACCGCCAACAGTGAACATCTCACTAATGTGCCTATCAAGAAATTGATAATCAGCACCGCGTTCAGGTTTATATATAGATAACTTAGGCATCGTAATAGTATTTATTCGATGGCGGTTCCCGATAAATACTAATGGAGACTAACAAATATGGCTGATTTAACAACACAAAAACAAGAAGTATTTGATTATGTAAACCTATCATTAGGTGGGGGCATGGTCGATGTTGAACTTGATCCTACACATTACGAAGAAGCTCTTAAAAAAGCCTTTGCTAAATTTAGACAACGCTCTGATAATTCAGTTGAAGAATCGTATATGTTTATGCCAACTATTGTTGATCAGAATACCTACATATTACCACAAGAAGTTGTTGAAGTTAGAAAGTTATTCAGACGTTCAATAGGATCACGTACTGGTGGCGGTGATGGTGGTACATTATTTGAACCATTTAATATGGCTTATACTAACACTTATCTTTTAGCAAGTACAAATATGGGCGGATTAGCAACATATGAGTTATTCTCACAATATCAAGAACTTGTTGGAAGAATGTTTGGTAGTTTTATAGAATTTAAATGGAATACTACGACTAAAGAATTAACACTTCTACAGAGGCCCCGTGCTGAAGAAGACTTACTATTATACTGTTATAACTATCGCCCAGATAGCCAATTATTAACAGATTATCTAGCTGTACAATGGCTTAAAGATTATACACTTGCAACGTGTAAATATATGCTTGGTGAAGCTAGGAGCAAATTTGCCACAGTAGCTGGTCCACAAGGTGGTACATCACTTAATGGTGATGCTTTAAAACAAGAAGCCTTAGGCGAAATGGAAAAACTTGACGAAGAACTCAAAACTCAAGTTGCAGGCGGCCAAGGTTATGGCTTCTCAATTGGTTAAAAAACACTTGACAAACAGATAAATTTCTTATATAATAATACTTTATATATGAGGAATATTCAAATGGTAATTGGAATTTGTGGACTTATTAGTTCCGGCAAAGATACAATAGCAGATTATTTAATTAAAAATCACACCTTTCATAAAATCTCATTTGCAGATAAGCTAAAAGATAGTGTATCAGCAATGTTTAGTTGGAACCGTGAATTACTTGATGGTAAAACTAATGAAAGTCGTGAATGGCGTGAAAAAGTAGATACATACTGGACTAGCGAAACAGGTCGTACAATTACACCAAGACTAGTATTACAAGAATTTGGTACAGAATGTATGCGTAACGGATTTTATGATGGTATATGGGTTAGTTTAACTAAAAAGAAAATTATAGAAAATCCGCACATGAATTTTGTCTTACCTGATACACGTTTTCCAAATGAAGCAAAAATGCTATATGAAATTGGTGGTGAAGTTTGGCGTGTAAAACGTGGTAATGATCCAGCTTGGTTTAGTGAATATCAAGAACTAGGTGTAGAACCTACTGATGTACACCCTAGTGAATGGGCATGGGCACAAACTAAATTTAAACATATTATTAATAATGATGGTACTATTACTGAACTTAAAGATCAGGTACGAGATCTCCTTGCTTCCAAGTAACACCTTCTTTATATAAAATCTTACTACAATTTGCACAAACAGTTTTTAAGTTTGACGTACGAACATTGTTAAGGTTTCCATCTATATAGTAAACATGAAATTGTTCTTTATGCTTACTTTTAAATCCACACTTATCGCAAATACTTTTCTGTTTATATCCAGCATGAACCCACTTAGGTAATCCGGGCTCTGTACTTCCACGTTTAGAACAAGTTTCACAACGGCTTCTATAATAAGGAACACCTTCCTTATAATAATTAATTGCTACCGGCTTTTTACCGCATTTGCATAGGGGTCTCATAGTAGTATTTATACCTCCCCTTTTTATACCCCTTTTGTATCATATTTTTGCGGTGTATTCCGTACCGTTTTTTGGCAATTCATATAAATACTTGTAACATGCTCAACGGGAGAACATAAAATGGCTAATTTAGTATCACCAGGAGTACAGGTTCAAGTAATAGACGAAAGTTTCTATACACCAGCTGAACCGGGTACAGTACCAATGATATTCTTTGTATCTGCACAAGATAAGAAAAATGGTGCAGGAACAGGAACAGCCGCGGGTACAACGGCGGCAAAAGCAGGCGAACCATACTTGCTTACATCACAAAGAGAATTAACAGAAACATTTGGAGATCCAGGTTTCTATACAGACACAAATAACAATCCAATTAATGGTAGCGAATTAAACGAATATGGTTTACAAGCGGCTTACTCATACTTAGGTGTAAGCAACAGAGCTTATGTAACTAGAGCTAGTCTAAACACTACAGAACTACTTGCATCAGCTACAGCGCCTGCGGCTAACCCTGCAGATGGTACATATTGGTTTGATACAGGAAATACACTATGGGGTATTTTTGAATGGAATTCAAATGCGGCTACTGTTACTGGTGGACAGAGCTTTACAAATAAAGTTCCAACTGTAATTACAGATAACACAAAATTAGTAGGCAATTCAGCAACTGGTGTACCTAAGACTTCCGTTGGTCAAGTAGGTGACTATGTAGCCGTTGCAACTACTACTTTAGAAAAAATATATTATAAAAACGCTTCCGGAACTTGGGTACAAGTTGGATCTGATGCATGGATGGCTTCAAACGCAACTGTAACAGGTACGCAAAGCAATCCAAGTATTACTAACGGTAATACAATAAGCATTAATGGAACTGTAGTTACATCAGGTGGAACTGCATTAAGTAATGTTGAAACAGCAATTAATGCCGCAGGTATTGCCGGCGTAACTTCAGCTGTAGTTGATGGTAAATTAGAAATTTATGCAAATAGTACATCTGCAAGTGACGGATCAACTGCTGATGGTAAAATTGCATTAGCGGCAGGCGGCGGAACATTACTAGCAGAGATCGGACTAACGGCGGCAACTTATGCGGCACCGGCTTTGGCTATTTCAGCACATACTAGTGTACCAGAGTTTAAAGTAAGTGACACAGTACCAAGACCAACAGGGTCAATTTGGGTTAAAACTACACAACCTAATGTAGGTGCACGTTTTAGAGTTAAAAGATTTAACGCAACAACGGCACTTTGGGAAGATATTGTAGCTCCAATGTATGCAACAAACCAGTCAGCTTTATACAACTTAGATAAAACTGGTGGCGGAGTAAACTTGGCACAGGGCGTTTTATATGTAAATTATAATAATGCAGAAGCAACTGATAATATTGCAGACTTTAAAATTTACAGACGTAGTACTACAGGATCTACTAGAATTGTAAGTGATATTATTACAACACAACTTACAGCTGGAACGTATGCATTTAATATCCAAGAAACAAAAGTAGCAGTAGAGGCTTTAGCGGCTGATGTAACTATGAGTGTAACTACAACTGGTGCATCAACTGATGCAGATTTAGTTGCAGGAGCAATTAACTCAGGTGGTTTTACTAACATTGTTGCTTCAGTAGATGCTTCAAATAGAATTGTTATTGAACATAATGATGGTGGCGACTTCCGTATTAAAGATACTGGAACAGTATTAGCATTGGCGGGATTTGCCGCTTATGTTGATGCTAACTCAGGAACACCTAACTTGTATACAGCACCAACTGGCGACACTACACATGATTTTGTTGCAAGTAACTGGCAAGTATTAACTCAAACATCAAGCACAGATGCTCCAACTGCCTTAACAGTAGATGGACGTATTTGGTACAGCTCAATTGTTGATGAAGTTGATATGATGATACACAATGGTACTACTTGGGTAGGCTATCAAGATTCAACTAGCCCATTTTACGCAGTAGCTTCTGGAGATAAAACAGATCCAGCAGGTCCGATTGTAACGGCTACAGAGCCAACTTTACAATCAGATGGAACTGCACTTAAAAATGGTGATCTTTGGATTTCAACAGCAGACACAGAAGCATATCCTAAGATTTACAAATACAATGGCACAACATTAAAATTTGTACTTCTTGATAATGGCGATCAAAGTACTGAAGACGGAGTTCTTTTTGCAGATGCACGTTATAATACATCAGGTGCTAATTCAGACAAAGAAGGAACTATTGCGGCACTATTAGTAAGTAACTTTATTGATATTGACGCTCCAGATCCAGCACTTTATCCAAAAGGTATGTTGCTTTGGAACTTACGTAGAAGCGGATTTAATGTTAAGAAATTTGTTCGTAACCATGTTAACACGGCTACTGACAACATTAGATTTGGCGACGAATCACAAGACGCCTACTATGCACACCGTTGGGTTACTGAATCAGGTAACCAAACAAACGGAGCAGGTAGTTTCGGACGTAAAGCTCAACGTAAAGTTGTTGTACAGGCATTACAAGCATTAGTAAATAGCAACCAGAAAATTAGAGATGATGAATCAAGACTGTTTAACTTAATGGCTTGTCCGGCTTATCCAGAGTTAATTGGTGAGATGGTTACATTAAACTATGATAGAAGCCTAAGTGCTTTTGTTGTAGGAGATAGTCCATTTAGATTAACCCCGGATGCTACTTCACTTAATAACTGGGGTAAAAATGTTAACTTAGCAACTGAAGACAACGATGACGGACTTGTTACAAGTGATGAGTACTTAGGCGTGTTTTATCCAAGTTTATTTACAAGTGATAATGCAGGTAACAACGTAGTTGTTCCACCAAGTCATGGTATACTAAGAACTATTGCACTAAGTGATTCAGTTTCGTTTCCATGGTTTGCACCAGCAGGTACAAGACGTGGCGGAATTACAAACGCTAGTGCGGCAGGTTACATTGATAGCGAAGGCGAATTTGTAAGTACTGCACTTAATGAAGGTCAAAGGGATACATTGTATAGTAATGCAGTTAACCCAATTACATTCTTAACAGGTGCAGGTTTAGTTAACTACGGACAAAAAACTAGAGCCAAAAATGCTAGTGCGTTAGATAGAATTAACGTTGCTAGACTAGTAATTTACTTACGTGGACAACTTAAAAAACTTGCTAAACCTTATATCTTTGAACCGAATGATAAGATTACACGAGATGAAATTAAGGCACAAGCAGATAGTTTGTTACTTGAGTTAGTTGGTCAAAGAGCACTTTATGATTTCCTAGTTGTATGTGATGAATCAAACAACACACCAAGTAGAATTGATCGTAACGAGCTTTATTTAGATATAGCTATAGAACCAGTAAAAGCTGTGGAGTTTATTTACATTCCATTAAGACTTAAAAATACTGGTGAAATTGCAGGGCTCTAAGATGATAAATATTACTAACGAGGAGATATTATAATGAGCATTTCAACACTATCAAAACTTACAGTACCTTTGGATACTAGCTCTTCAGCAAGTAACCAAGGACTGTTGATGCCAAAACTCCAATATCGCTTTAGGGTGACATTAGAAAATTTTGGAGTTGCAGGCACACCTACATCAGAACTAACAAAACAAGTTGTTGATGTAACAAGACCTAACGTGTCTTTTGAACAAATTACTGTAGACGTATACAACTCACGTGTATTTCTAGCAGGAAAACATACATGGGAACCAATTACACTTAACTTACGTGAAGATGTTTCAAACAATGTACAAAAATTAGTTGGTAGTCAACTACAGAAACAATTTGATTTCTTTGAACAATCAAGTGCGGCATCAGGACAAGATTACAAATTTGTAACTAAAATTGAAATCTTAGACGGTGGTAACGGTGCGAATGCAGTTGGTATTCTTGAAACTTTTGAACTTTATGGTTGTTACCTAGAAAGTGCTAATTATAATACATTAGCGTATAGTACGAATGATCCAGTAACTGTAGCGTTATCTATTAGATACGATAATGCAATACAAACACCACAAGGTACTGGTATTGGTACAGCAGTTGGTAGAGCGGCTGGTACACAAGCTACAGGCGGCGCATCAATATAAGTATTACAAGTATAATATTTCCTAGTTAAATTAAGAAGGGGCTTTAATCGGCCCCTTTTTTCTTGACAAAACCCCCACATTTCGTTTTAGATAAATAATAGTATGGCTTCTAGAAACACATTTATGTCTAACTTTGCTCAAGGATTATTTAATCCTAAAGGCACTATGGGCGACTGGCATCACGCCAGGGCATTATATACTAACGATAGTTTTAGGCTTGCTCCTAAACATAAATTTTTATATCATGTAGTATTCAATCTTAATGCAACCGCTGTTAAGATACTTCCTCAATTAAAAACTGAAGAAATTAATATGTTAGTTAAATCAGTTGACATGCCAAAATTTAATGTAAGTACTTCTTTAAAACATCAATATAATAGAAAACGTAACTTACAAACAAGATTAGATTACGATCCTATTAGTATTACATTTCATGATGATAACTTTGGTCAAACAACTGCAATGTGGGAAGCATACTATAGATATTATTTTAAAGATGGAAATTATACAGGACATGATGGTATTAGTCCTCTAGATAAACATCATGCATATAATAAAGGAAACACTTACGTAGGTCAAATATATAATAAACATCGCTATGGTTTAGACAACGATAGTTTTTATAGTTTCTTTGACAGTATACAAATTTTTCAACTATCAAGAAGAAGATATACAGCCTTTACACTTGTTAATCCTATGATACAAAGTTGGCAACATGATAGTTTAGATAATAATTCGAGCGATGCAGTACAAAGCACTATGCAAGTATTATATGAAACTGTTTGGTATAGTCGTGGCGCTGTTGATACAGCACAAGGTATTCCGAAAATGTTTGGTTCACCTTCGGGACATTATGATACAACACCAAGTCCAATAACAGTAGAAGGTGGTTCAAACTTTGGAGGACTGCTTGGAGGTGGTGGTATTTTAGCACAAGGTGTAAATATTTTACAAGACATTTCAAGTGGACAAGCATTTTCTTCTCCAGGAAGATTACTTGGTACCATACTTAAAGGTGCTAATATTTTTAAAAATGCAAAAGGCTTGTCTATGGACGGAATTCGTCAAGAAGGATTTGGTATTTTAAAAAATGCAC